CGCTCTTAGTGAGTTTAAATGGATTGGTGCCCGGTCTAGGGGTACGCTAGTTTCTCCTACGGCAGTCCTTTCTAACGATAGTCTTGTTAGTGTTAATGGTCGTGGGTATAAGGCCAGTGCGTGGTCCGATACCGTTGGTGGTTACTATGTCTATGCGGCTGAGAACTGGACCAACACTGCTACTGGTTCGTATCTGACCCTTAGGGGTTGTACTACTGGTGGCACTGTGGTGTCTGAGTGGGCACGGATGGATCAGAATGGATTGCTGCTTACCAATCAACGGGACCTACGTCTTGGTGATTCAGATAACAGTAACTATGTTGGCTTCCAAAGCCCCGCAACGGTGTCTAGCAACGTCGTGTGGACGCTTCCCGCTACCGATGGTACAAATAATCAAACACTAACCACAAATGGCTCAGGGACGCTTGCGTGGGCCACTTATGCTACTATCCTTGCTACGGAAGTAGCTCTCACCAATCAATCGTCGGTTGAGTTTCTTAGTATTCCGTCTTATGTTCAGCAAATTACAATGATGTTTGATACTGTTAGCAGTAGTGGCACAAGTGAGTGGTTAATTCAACTTGGTGATAGTGGTGGATTTGAAATTACGGGTTATCTTGGTGCTGGTCTAAGGGTTGGTGCTGCATCTATTGCTCATTTAGGCGATACTACTGGATTCCTACTTCCCAATAACGTAGCCACTACTTCGTTGGCAGGTGCGGTAACTCTTCACCACAAGTCTGGTAATACTTGGTGTGCTAGTGGTTCAATTGGTGGTACGACTAACGTTGCTTTGCTTACCAGTGGATCTAAAACCCTATCAGGAGTATTGGATCGTATTCGTCTTATTACGAAAAATGCCCCAACAGATACCTTTGATACGGGCACTCTTAATATTTCCTATTCTGCATAATAATGGGTAAACCAAAGTCACATCAAAAGGTGGATCATGTTCCTGGACCACCTAAGAAAACCCGTCAAGGACAAGGACAACACTCACTGCCCAATCATGGGCGTAAACAATATCGCGGTCAAGGCCGCTAATCATCATGCTTACCTTTCTTGGTATTAAAGTTTCCTACGAAACTCTTGCCTTCCTGGCTCTTTTTCTTGCTTCTGAAGTTGTTGGTAACAGCAAACTCAAGGAAAATAGCATTGTTCAACTACTGCTCAATGCTGTTAATTCCCTCAAGCCCTTCCGTACTGAGGATGATAAGATCGCTAAGATTAAGGATTCCATCCTGAAGTGATCTCGTGACTATTCTAAAGGTCCCTCAATATTATCCTCAACTTGATAGTACCACCCGTCATGGCAGTAGGATGTGCTTCAGTTCATCGGCTGCTATGGCGATTAAGTACCTGAATCCAGAAGCCCTTATGGGGTCTAATGCGGATGATGACTATCTTAAAAGGGTTCTACGGTACGGTGATACAACCGAAGCCACAGCACACCTACGGGCGGCCTTTGATTATGGAGTCAAGGCCACCTTTCTTACCAATGGCACCCGTACTACCCTTGAAAAGGAGTTAGATGCGGGCTATCCTGTGGCTTGTGGTATCCTTCACCATGGCCCTGCTCACGCTCCTAGGGGTGGTGGGCATTGGATGTTGGTTGTGGGTCTTACTGATACCCATGTTATCTGCCATGACCCCTATGGGGAGTTAAATAACTCAGATGGGGGGTATCCTAAGCCGGGAACGGGGGGTAAGAATGTCCCGTATACCTGGAAGAACTGGTCTAAACGATGGATGGTTGATGGTAATGGGTCTGGATGGTACATGACCTTTCGGGTAATTGTTTAAATTGCCCATCAATGATTATTAAATTTTATCTTTGGAGAATAGTTAAATGACGTACACTGCGTCTATTGTTCCAGGACTTTATTCAGCTGAAGCGGTAACGTCCAACCTTTCAATTCCAGAACATGATTATGTATCATGTACCTACACTGGTACTAATTTGACTGGTGTTGTATTTAAATTTGGTGGAGCAAGTGGCATTACTGTTGCTACTCTTGTTCTTACCTATGATGGTTCTAATAACCTTCTTACTGTTACTAAGAGCTAAGTCAAATGCCTTATAAATTTAACCCATTTACGGGTACATTTGATGATTCGACAACGGGTCCTCAGGGGCCTGCTGGTGTTGTAGCAGCTGCTAATAGCGGTACAGCGTTATTGCCTGGAATAACCTTTGCAACGGACCTTAATACCGGCATTTACAGCCCAGGCGCAGACCAAGTAGCCATCTCCACGGCGGGCACGGGGCGACTGTTTGTTGATGCGAGTGGGAATGTTGGTGTTGGGGCTACATCGGATGTAGGCGCATCCAAGTTGTTTATAGCTGGCAACGGTACCGCTGGTCTGACAAATATTGTCACTATTCGAACGGCAAGTGCAAACTCATACGGTCTTCAAATTAAAGGCAACAATACCAACGATGAATGGTCAATTCAAAATTATTACAACGCTGCTTTAGCTTTTGGGACAAACAACGCCGAGCGGATGCGCCTAACCTCCGCTGGCCTTTTAGGTCTGGGGACTAGTAGCCCACAAGATCTATTCCATGTAGAAGGCGCCACATCACCAACAATCAGGCTTCGTAATTCAACTACTGGTTCAAATGCTTCGCCAGCTAGTACCTTTATTGATTTTCGTGGTTTTAATCAAGAAATTCGTGCTCGCATCGAAGTTCAGGATCGCCGCGCGAGCGTTACTGGCGGCTTCTTGAATATCGGTACAGCAGATAGCACTACCACTATCGTTAACGCGCTGCACATTGACTCCTCACAGCGAGTAGGGATTGGCACTACGAGTCCTAGCTCGCTGCTTCACTTAGCAGACGCTGGCAACATCACCGTCGGCACCACCACTGGCACCAAGATCGGCACGGCTACCACGCAGAAGCTGGGCTTCTACAACGCCACTCCTGTGGTGCAACCCGCTGCTGTTGCTGATGCCACTGATGCCGCAACCGTCATCACGCAGTTGAATGCGTTGCTGGCAAAACTGCGGACCCTTGGCATTATTGCCACCTGAGCAGAGTAGCCCTACTCACATCGAGGCCTGGCTTGACATTAAATAGCCCCAGACAATTAAGCCAGGGGCAACGACCTAGGCACCGTCACCAAGAGCGTCAACTATTCGGTGCTCTACATGAAGGCAGTCAAGGCGTTGCAGGAAGCGATGGAGCGGATCGAAACCCTTGAGGTTAAAGTTGCTGCTCTTGAAACCCCGTAAACAAATGACCTACACACTCAAAGAACAAGCACTAGTTTTGCTCAAAAGCCTTGAAGATTCCGATGATGCTTGCAGTTCGTGGGACTTCACCACGATCCGTGCTGCTTTGGAGTCTATGCCTGACAAGTTGGAAGGCCAGTAGTCACCTTCACTAAGAGGCGGACAACCGGCCTATTAAACAGGTTGCACCACACTTTTACTTTTTTACTATTAAAACCATGTCTATTACCACCACCACCACCTGGGGCATTGCCCAAATGAATAGGTATACCAGCGACGGCATTGTGATGACCGTTCATTATACCGTCGATTCTAACGATGGGACCTATTCCGCTGGTGCCTACGGGTCAGTGGGCCTTGAAGCGCCTGAAGAAAATGTCATCCCTTATGCTGACTTGACCCCTGAGATCGTAATTGGTTGGGTACAAGAAAAGCTTGGCGGTGAAGAGAAGGTAGAAGAAATTCAAGCCGCGCTGCAAAAACAGCTCGATGAACAGCGCACACCCACTACTGCTGCTGGATTGCCTTGGTAATTATGGCTAACATCCAAAGAGCCAACGAAGAACAATTCAACGAGCTTCACGGTCTTGTAACAAACGAACTGATTGGTCGAATCAAGTCTGGCGTTGCTACCACACAGGATTTAAAAGCCGCCGCTGATTGGTTAGGTAAGAATAACATTACTGGTGTTCCCGTGATGGGGTCGCCTTTGGCATCACTCTTTAGTAGTCTTGAATTGGAGCTTGAGGATGTCGAACGGGCCATTAGATGATCACGATGATGAGCATTTTGGGTCAGCATTACTCAAGAACTTAGCAGCTACAGCATTTCTTGGGTTATTTAGTTGGCATCTACTTACTCTACATAATATTGCTAAGTCAGTTGAGGTACTTATCGAAAAGGTAAGTGCTGGTAATAGCCGAATTGAGCGTCTCGAAAACGAAGTATTCTTTAAGGAGTATCCAAATGGCACCTCGCAAAGCCGCAACCCCTAAGCGAAGTGCTGCGTATTATCGGAGTAACCCCGAAGCATACGCAAAGAAACTCGCTTATGATACAAAGGAGAATAAATCTCCAACCGATAGAAAGTATCGCGCTGACCTTGCTGATGCCCGGCGCAAACGTGGCATGATGGGCAAGGGTGGTGATGATCTTTCTCACACCAAGAGTGGCCGTCTAGTTAAGGAATCGCCCTCAAAAAATCGAGCAAGAAACGGAGCGGGTGGGAAACCCAAAAAGAAATGAACAAAGGAAACGCTAAGCCACCTGGCCTCTATGCCAATTTAAACGCTCGCAAAGCAGCAGGCACCAGCCGTCCAAAGAATAAAAGCACCGTCTCTCCAAAAGCGTATGCTGATATGAAAGCTGGATTTCCCAAGAAGAAGAAGAAGTAAACCTCACCCATAAGGTTAATGCCACTCAAGGGTCCTTCTGATTACCTTTTTAATTTAAGGGCTATGTCTTCCTCAGAAGCTAAACGACTTTGGCGATCTGCAATTAAAGAACATTGGAATAATCAATGTGTTTATTGTGGATCAAATCATGATCTAACGTTGGATCACGTCATTCCAAAAGCCCGTGGAGGTCATAATATCACATCTAATGTGGTACCTGCTTGCCGCAAGTGTAACCAGTCTAAGGGTTCGAACCACTGGCTCA